AAGTTAGTTAATTTAACTGCATTTGAGCCAGTTAAAGTTGCTAATGTACTAAATCTAGTTTCAACCGAACCCGTATAAGTTGCTAAAGTTGAATTTTGAGTTAATTGAGAACCACTAAACGTATTTATATTTGTTATTGAAACCGCTTGAGCATCATTTGTTGTTTTAGCTGCCGATGCTGAGCTAATCAATGAACCACTTACTACACCAATTTCTGCCAATCTCGTATCAACACTTGCAGTATAAGTTTGTAATGTAGTAAATTTAGTATTTTCAGAACCACTAAATGTATTTAAATTTGTTATTGAAACCGCTTGAGCATCATTTGTTGTTTTAGCTGCTGATGCCGAACTGATTAAAGAACCGGTTACTACCCCAACTTCAGTTAATCTTGTATCAATACTTGCAGTATATATTGCTAAAGTAGCAGATTTATTATTTTCAGAACTACTAAATGTATTTAATGCACTTAACGAAGTATTAATTGTAGTACCAACCGATGAACTCAATTGTGCAATTGAAGCAGATACCGAACTACTAAATGGTTGAATGTTACCTACTAAATTAATTGCTTCATTTGTATCACTTCCTAACAAATATAAAGTAGAATTACCACTTGAATAGTAAGGAACACCATCTACCATTCCGTTATATACCGAACCACTAAACACATTTGGTGCATTAGTACCTCTTAAAACTCTATTTACCGCTCTTATCGAACCGCTTTCTACTACTGCGAATACGATTGATGAACCATTCGTTGTTGTAAGATTTGATGAGCCTGATGCAATTACAATTTCACCTTTTTGAAGTGAGGATGTTACCGCTGATAATCTTTCTAAACTACCACGTCTGTGTTTAATTATTTGTGCCATATTTTAATTTAGTTATCTCCGTTGATAAGGTTATTCAATTTATAAATATGAAATTTACATATAATAAATCAATTCCCTAATATATTTTATTTTTTAATATTACCATTCACCTTGGTCAATAATATCCGATTGTGCATTTCCAACATTATCGTAAGGTTCGGATGGTGGATTTCCTGCAGAACCCGTTTCACCATTTACCCAAATTTGTCCACCAACATTGTATTGAGAACCACTTATTGTGATATCTGCATCTACAACTGCCAATGCTCCACTTACTATCAATGAATAATTATCGCCAGTAGTTCCTATTGTTAAATTATTAATAACACTTCCATCTAATTGACGAGATGATGTTACAACATTTTCCGTATTCATTTTTGCTTTAATTGTTAAACCAATTGAAGATGTAAATGCGTTCAATGAAGAACTTATTAAATTTAAACTTGTACTTACCGATGAACTTAAATTTGTTACCGATAAAGCACTTCCACTCAATGTTGCTGCTATTGAAGAAGATATTAAAATTTGAGATGCCGATATTGAAGAACTTATAACTGCTACTTCTAAATCAGTTGCTATATCATTATATCCAATTGTTCCAGTAATATATATTTGTGCTGATGAACTAACTACACCATCCGGCAAAGCAGCTTGTACTTCACCTGTAATAATGCTAATTACAGATTGTGAGAAATCCGCACCTACTTCTGCCGATGTTTGTAGTGCAGAACCACTCTCTATTTGTTTTAATCTTATTAAGTTTGCCATTTATTTAAATTTACCTATAACATAAATATCATTAATTGTAACATTATCAAAATCAATGTATCTATCGTTTAATGTTATCACTACATTATTTTCAACTTCTTTGATTGTAAAATTTCCTGGAATATGCAATCCATATACTAATATTTCAAAATTACTTGAAGTTGCTCCTTCCGTTCCATAATCTAATACTACATTATTAATTGTTAACGTATTTGCAAGATTATCAAACCCATCTATATATCTTGCATCTTTTCTAGCACTATAATTTAATAACTCTAAATGAAAATTATCAATTTTAGATTTATTATTTGCAATTTTTATAGGATTTGAATTTGAACGAGTTTTTGATTCAAATTTAGTATTTGTTGGAATTTCAATATTTAATAAACTGCCAGTCAAATCGGTAGACACTAAATTATTAGAGTTTATTTTTGGAACAACTCTATTTAGTTTTTTACTATTTGAATTAAATTGTTTAAGCATATTTTTCTATATCTCCATGTATTTCAATATAATCATCATCATCCAATTCGTATTCAAAATGTGATTTTATAAATTTAATTAGTAATTTACCTGTACTTTCATCAATAATATAATCCCTAGGAGTTATTCCTTGTGTATTTACCATAACTAATAATCTATCTTGCGATTCTCTTAATTCAATTTCACGTAATATATTTACTAATCTATGACCAGGCGCTTCATAAATCCAATAATCCGGATGATTTAAATCTTTAGGAATTAAAACAGCCATTATTGGTTTTCTAAATAATTTTTGTGTAATATCTAATAAACTTCTTTTCATTATACATTTAGAAATTTGCCTGTTACAATAATTTCATCTGTTGATGTTACATTAAATCCTAAATTTGCGGAAATAAAATTAATTGTTAAACTATTTAATCCGGCGTCGCAGTTAAAATGTGTAGGTTGATAATACCTTACACCATTTATATAAATTTTAGCATCATACATTGTACCATTTACCGATAATCCAGCGGATATTACAGATTGTAATTGAGTAGGTGCTTCTATTAATTTAATACCTGTAAATGTTATAGTATCGTTTGTAGTTGGATTTTGGGATTTACTATTATTTAATGAAAGAAAATCTATTAAATCTTTATTATCATAATATGGAGATGTAGTTGTTAACATTCCTTCTAATCTACCATTTCCCGTTACATCGGTTTCGGTTGCAACAATAACTCTTTTTGTAGACATTGATTTTTTTGTAGTCGATTGTCCATCAAATTTTTCAGGAAGTAAGTATGCGTGCACATTTAAAGTAAATTCAACTCTATTGATTCTTTCAGTACCACTACCAACTTCATTTATTATATTATAATCCGATATTAATGTTCTAAATTTAAACTTATCTTTATCGCCCCAATATTGTCCTGTAAAATTTAATGCTTCTACAACTGAATTTAATTGTTCTGTATAAGATGTCCAGCACATGCATTCATAATTTACTTCCACATATTCTGGCATTGTAATATTATAAATTTCTAATTTTGGTTTAACATTTCCACCTAAGGCTGTGAATCTATCGTATCTATTATCTTTTGAATATTTTGTTACCGCTGGGTATGAAACATGTCTATTTAACATTGGCATTGTTTCATCTTTAGCAATGGATGTTCTACGAAGCATCATCAATGGTAATTGAATTTTACCATGCGTATCTCTATAAACACCTTCTCTACGAGAACCATTCCATCTTTCAGAATTACCATAGATAACAGGTATTTTTAATGCAGTCCCATTATTATCCAATGTAGGTAATACAACATCTTCTAAATAAGACATCATAGCATAATCTATATCAAATAGACTTACGCTTTTCTTTACATCATTTTTATTTGATTTAATTTGATTTGCTCTATTAAAATCAGGCGTTAATGGATTATGTGCCATAATTATTTAATTCTTTCTTCTATATTAAGATTAGATTTAGATACCATAAATGTAGAACATACAATACTAAAATTATTATATGATTGTCCACCTACTAATTGTATTTCATTTGTATTATCAATTTCAAAATATCCTTCATTCCACTTAATGATATCACCTACTTCAGGATAAATACCTTTTTCTTCTAACATCCATCTATCTAATTTAAATGTTACATTTTGGTCTGTATCCAAACCAAACCCTTCATAACGTGCGGATTCAGGTTCTTTATCAATTAAACCAAATACTTCAACCCCCGGATACCAAGTTTTATTCATAGATTCTCCGTATATATTTACTTTAGTTTCATTTATATTAATTTTAAATAAAACTAAACTAGTTTGTACTATATCATCTACTAATTCTCTTGCTATTCCTTTGAAAAATGTTACATCTCTATCTGATACAAATTTTGGCATATTATCCTACATATAATTTTAAAGGTACTTTTCTTAACATCTCTTGCTGATGATTTGATTCATGTGTTTTATTTTCCATCACATTTTTTCTACTCAACTCTTCTAAGTTTTCTCTCAATTGAGTAACCAACATATCTTTTTCAACTTGAGCTTCTGCTCTCAATGCAGCACCATCCAAATTAACTTCTCCATCGGGAATCGGAATAGATGAATATTTTTCTCTAATTGCACCCAATAATTCTTTTGAAAGTGCTAATGTATATTTTCTAATCCATTGTTTACCAACATCATTTATATTTGAATATTGGATAAAATCATATGGAATATCTGAATAATCAGAAAGTGAATCTGCTTGAATTGTTTGTGAATTATGTTCAAATTCATCTCTACTAATATAATCAAAATATAATCTCATTGGACCAAATCCCGTTTTTGGTACAGGAAATACTTCAATTATATTATCAACAATATTAAAACTATGATGTGATTTTCTAATATGGTCATTTAATTCGATTGCCTGAATTCTTAAAATATCTTCATAGAGAGGCATTAATAAAAATTGTGCTGCCGGAGAATATGAACCAAATCCCATTTCATCTAATAAATTCAATGTACCTTGTCCACCAACTGAATATGGGTCAAAAAATCTTTGGATTGCAGGTGTAGCTTCGTGATACACTTTTACTACATCAATTGTAGATGAGCCACTAAACATAGTAGTAAATGATGCGGATGTTTCAACATTAACAGATGCGCTCATTAAATTATACTTTTGTTTACCTGGAATTAAATCAATATATGCTTTCTGAATAGCAGTATTACCTCCAACTCCTGCCAATGTACCATATTGTTGGGACATACGAACTGTTGTTGGTAAGAATGAACCATCTACAAGCGTTTGTGAATAATTTGCTACTTTACCTTTGGGCTGTCCTCTTAAAACATCTAAGTTGTTTCTAAGATTAAATTGATTTATTTGTGCCGAATATTCTGAAACCGATTCTTCAAAACAAGCATAAAATTGCTCATCAACCATTTCAACATCCACAATAGGATATCCTAAACGTTTAGCACACCAAACTGCTGTCTTTGGTCCATCATTTTTGAAATCAGTATCATTATCATATATTCCAAATGGAGTTGAACCCGATATAGCAGAACCCACTCCGGTCCATTTTAAATTTAAAGACATATTATTCCAATTATATTTACATATAAATATAAGAATAAAAAAAGAAGTGATATGATACCACTTCTTTCCTATTTTAGTTTTAATAAAAAAAAAGGAGAGATATTTCTATCTCCCCTTTTAATATTACTTTAATTGATTAAGATTAAAGAGTCTCTAATCCATCAACTAAGATTTTACCATAAAATTCTGGTCTTACGATTTTCTTAGCGTAACGAGTCATAACTCCTCTTCTTGGAGTGAAGTTAGTTGGGTCGTACACTAATGGAGTCATAATCAATGGTACATATGGTGCGTAAACTGCTCCTGTTTCGAAGAAGTTAGAACCTTTGAAACCTAATAAGATTACGTTCTCAGTCATATAAGGGTTTTTGTAAACATCATATCTATTTGAGATAGAACCGATATTAGTTACACCTGCAGCAAATTGTAAAGCGTCTTTACCAGGATTTGCAGAGAAACCATTCATTGATTCTAAGATAGTTGCTACATTAGGAGAAACTACTAAGAAGTTTGCTCCACCTCTCATTGTTAATTGGTGAATTTTGTTAGATACCTTTTGTAATTTGATACCTAAAGTTTGATACCAAGTGCTCTTAGTGTAAGCTGATGCAGCTGCTGCTGAAGAATCAATAGAGAATCCAGCACCATTCCAATCATATCCTACTTTAGAAGACCAGTAGTCGGTTGTGAAAGCGTTTTGTTGTAACATTTCTAAGATTTCTAAATCGATTTCTAAAGAGATGTACTCACTTAACATTTGAGTCAATTCCGCTTCTGCATCTACAGAGTGGTATGCGTTCAAATCTTGCG